AATGAATGGCGCTTGGAGAAGTCCTCATGGTGGCTTACTTGAAGCAATACTGGGTGGTGTGACAAGAGCAACACCTGAAGAAGAAGCATCTCTGTTTAATTACCACGATGCTTATGGAGAAGTAAAAGGTGATAAGGCTTATATCAATGAAGCAAGACTGAGAGAAGAAGGAAGCACAGGTGACTTTCTTGGTGACATGATGTTGGGTGAAGCTCTGCATAACTTAGATAAGACATCGCCTTACTGGTATAACAGATTAAGAAATGCCGCACAGGTAGATGATGAGGTCATGGAATGGAAGGATGACTCATATAAGCACGTTACTACCCATGATGGTGAAACAAGACCTAAAGAACAATGGTGGGATGTCAGTAGGTTTGACCAAGTAGTAGGTGGATATTTGTTAGGTGGTAAAGATGCAAATGTACATACAATGAGAGGTTGGGAAAAGATGCCATTTGGCACAACCTTTAGAACAGAATTAGAAGCATTTAAAAAGGCTTTAGGTAGGTGAAGGCTGAGATAGAATTACCTCCGAAGCTCGTACCAGTATTTGAAGGTGAAGCTAGGTATCGTATAGCCTATGGAGGTCGGGGTAGCGGGAAAACACGCTCGTTTGCGCTGATGACAGCAGTTAAAGGTTATCAATGGGGTATGGAAGGTCTGAAAGGTCAAATACTATGTGGTCGTGAGTTTATGAACTCTCTTAACGATTCTTCATTAGAGGAGATCAAGTCAGCTATTGCATCAGTACCGTGGTTAGCTGACTATTACGAATGTGGCGAGAAATACATAAGATCGAGAGATGGCAACATAACCTATACATTCGCAGGACTTCGCAGATCACTAGAGTCAATTAAGTCTAAAGCAAGAATATTGTTAGCTTTCGTAGATGAAGCTGAACAGGTATCAGGCAAGGCTTGGCAGGTATTGTTACCTAGCGTTAGGGAGGTCAATAGTGAAGTATGGATCACATACAACCCTGAATCAAAATACAGCGCAACACACGAAAGATTCAGAGCTAATCCACCCAAAGATGCTAAGATTGTCCAAATGAATTACACAGATAACCCATGGTTTCCTGATGTGCTAGAACAAACTAGACTAGAAGATAAAGAGAAACGACCTGATCAGTATGAACACATATGGCTCGGAGGTTTCCAAATTTTCTCGGAAGGTAGTTACTATGCTAGTGAAATGAGAAGGGCAAGAGAAGAAGATCGCATAACTAAAGTTAGATATGATCGTGGTAAAGGTGTTGTTGTTGCATTCGATTTAGGAGTGGGCGATTCAACTGCGCTATGGTTTGCACAATTCATAGGAACTGAAGTACATCTAATAGACTACTATGAAGCATCAGGGGTTGGTTTAGATCATTATGTGAAGGTGTTACAAGATAAAGGCTACATCTATGATCAATACATATTCCCACATGACATCAGAGTAAGAGAGCTTGGATCAGGCAAAAGTAGACTAGAAACATTACAAGGTATGGGTATTCACGCTGACAAAACAGAGATTTGTCCACAGTTATTGATTGAGGATGGCATACAAAAAGTAAGAGAGATGTTAGACAAATGCTTCTTTGATGAAGAAAAGTGTGAACGTGGCATAGATTGTTTGTTAAACTATAGCAAAAAATGGGATGACTCAGGAGCAACATGGAGGATGCGACCTGATCACAATTGGGCATCACATGGGGCAGACAGTTTTCGTTACCTCGCTGTAGGGTATCAACCTTACAATGAATCATGGGATAAACCAATTAGGAGAAATCTACAAGGAGTAGTATGAGTTTCTTTGAAAATTTATGGACAGTAATTAAGCCTGAAATAACAGGATTATTAGGTACAGAGCAATCAAGGCAAGATAAAGTCACAGGATTACTTATTGATAAACCATTTGAATTTGGTAAAAACATAGGTCTTTATGATGACAAGATAAAAGCTCCTGATCTTATAAATACTACAAACCCAAACAATACAGTTAAGCAAAACGCTATTGCAAGTATGAATGATAGTGTTGCTAACATGGCGCAAGACTCAGAAATATTTAGAAAAAACCTACCAGCAAGTATGTTTGAGATTGGTGAGTTTGGTATTGATCTAGCAATGAATCCAATCAAATACGGTAAAAAAGCACTTAGTTTAGGAAGTGGTTTGATTTACAATGCACTCCCTGATCATGCACCTTTAAAAAGATTCGCAGATTGGTCAGATAAATTAATAGGTTACGAGGATCAAACAAAAGCAGATTCAGAAATGGCATCAATGGTGGTTGATTCAACAATAGAGTTTTTTGAAACACCAGGTGCATTAAGAAAGGCAATGCTAGAAAACCCAGCTGATGTATTGGCTATGCTAATGGGTGGTAGTTCCATATTCAAAAAATTGGTGGCAGAAAAACCTCAAGAAGTTTTATTAATGAAAAATGCTATCGAGAGAATAGGACACAAAGAAAGCCTATTTAAAAGAATAGGAGCAATTCCTGTTGGTCTATCAATGAAAGATGTGAGCGTTATATCAGGTAAAGATGTTGTAGAGTCGTTAAAGAAGATGGGTACTGATGCATCGGAGGATGCAGGTAAGTACGCTGAAACTGGAGGATTTGTACCACATACTTTAAAAGAAATTGAAAATGAAAATTTTACAAAACAAACAGTTGGTATAAATGAATTGATTTCAGGCGATGCATTTCTTAAAGACTATATTGAATCAAACCCAAGCATAAGAGATTTCGATAAAGATGCAACTATGCCTATTGTTGTTGACTCGAAAGGAGCTGTAAGAGATGGTTACAATAGAATTAACCAAGCTCTTAAAAATGGTGAAACTGAAATTGAAATATTGAAAGGATCAAACACAGAACTAAGCAAAGTGGGTGGTACAGACTTAGCAACGCAAAGACAACTAGCTAATGTAGATGCATCGGGTTTTTATTCAAAAGCTGAACAAGTAATACTAGATCAAATGCCAAAAGATTTACCACAAAATCAATTGCGTGGTTGGTTTGAAAAAAGACGTGTATCAAAGACTGAGTTAGAAGATTTAGGCATACTTGCCTTGGTTGATAATATGGAGATAGGTGAGAAAGTAACAAAAGAAGGGTTACTACAACATATTGCTGATCAAAATCTAACATTCTCAAATACAACTTTAGATGACAATGCAAGTAGAAATATAGACCTGTATGATGAAGATATACAAGCTCGACAAGATTTTGAAATACCTGATGCTGGTGTAGACTTCATGAATAGATACAATGATGGCGATGTAAATTGGGATCATATCTTAGCGAGTGCTGATGAGCCTGACGATTGGTTAAATATATCAGGTAACGAATGGAGACTGTCACCTGATAGTTCAGACAGAGCTACTAACTATGGTCAAGATATATTTGATGATGAAATTGGATCGTCAGTAAACGTAAACCCTAGTAGTGATGGTGAAATAGCTAGAATAAGGGGAGGGCAAACGTATCATTACCCTTTTAACAATAAAACTAAGAAAGATTACCCTGATGAAGAAGATGGTAGTATAAACAAGAACTACATGGATTTTCGATCTTTTCATGATGATGACAATCTAAAGTTTACTAAGTATATGCACTTCATAAACCCTGAAAGGTATCCTAAGACAAAATCTATGGAACTTAAAATACTATATCAAGATTATAATCAAAGAAAAAAACTAGATGAAGTATATCTTTCAGATCGAGAGAGGGAAACATATCTACCTCGCTCTCACGGTCAATTAGATACTCAAGAAAATTATAAAAACAAGATTGCAATGCTAGAAGCTAGTATTGAGGATGATATCCGTAATGATAAGATGGAATGGGATATTAAGATGTTGCGAGAAGCAGCTTATTTACACAACCCATGGGATATGGAAGGTGAAGATAGATTGAAAATGGATATGGTAGAAGCTCAAGAAATGATGGGTAGAGATAGGTATCTTGAATCACCTGAGTTTGAAATAGATGTAGAAGTAGGTGGAGAAGAATATCAAATATATGGTAATGAGGACATTGGTTACGTAGTATCAACACCTAACGATGGATTAGAACATCGTGATCGTGCGCTTCAGGATTTATGGGATTTACCTACTGTAGAATCAGCAATTAGAAATCACGCAAGGGATGAGGGTTATATTGATGAGTGGTATGATGGTGCTAATAATGAAGGTTCTTCTACAAAATGGGAAAATTACACTTTAAATAGACATCATAGAGATGCACCACAAGAAAATTACAAAGAAGAATTAATTATATTAAGTCCTGACAAAGAGCAACTGCGTGGTGGTTATCAGTTTGAAAGTGGAGTGCATTACGGTGGACACAAAGGTTTATTTGCACATTTAAGAAAATCTGATAGACGAGAATTAGGTACAAACAGTAATGATGTGTATTTTATTGAAGAAGCGCAATCAGACTTTCAACAATCAAGAAGGGAATTAGGTGCGACAAAAGCAGAAACAGACGATTTAAAGTATCAAAACCGTATGGAAAGCTCTGCTACAGGTGATATGCTAACTGCTTGGAACGCTTTAGATTATGGTAAAAAGCGTTTAGATGGTGAGAGATCAATAGCATCCCCAACAAGCGAAACCATTGGTGGTGACTTAGTATGGAAGAAGTTAGTTAAAACATCAGAACAAAAAGCACTTTATAAACAAGCGATGTTGGCTCAAACAGATCAATATCAACTATCTAATTTTCAATCTACTTCAGGTGAACAAAAAAAGAAAGCGTTAGAACAAGTTAAAAGTTGGAATGATAATTGGCATTTAAATACTCGCAATCCTGATTCTGAGAGTTGGGCAGGTTTAAGTTTTGATGAATATGAGGAACTAGGTCAATATTTGAGTGAGCATCAAAACGAATTACAAAAAACAGGTCGTAAGTTAGATGACCACTCACACACTAGCAGAACACCAATACAAGGAGATCGTTGGTATAAAACAGTTCTAAACTATGCAATTATGAAGGCTGTAGAAGAAGGTAAAAGCACAATATCTTGGGCAAACTCAGACCAAATATTAGATCAATGGAATCCAGGTAGAGATACAATTTACACTAAGAAAATTAAATTCAAAGAAAGCTATGTTAACACTTACGATAGGAAGCTGAAAAAAGCAGCTGAAAAATATGCTAAAGATTATGATGGTGAATTTGAAATTATAAAAATTGATCTTGGTGATGGTAACCATAGTGAAAACTTTTCAATTAGAATTACTCCTGAGATGATAGATAAATTGATGGAGGAGTTTCCAGCTAATACAGAAACAGGTTTTGCTAGACCTACACATGGTAAACTACAGCAAATACCTTCAGGCTTACTTAAAACGGATGTAACAGAACAACAGGGGTTATTAGTATGACAAAAGAAGAATTTTTAAAAAAAGCATTAGGTTCTCAATACTCAGAAAAAGAAGCAGAAAAAGGACTACTTGATCTTGATGCATTAAGACGAACAGCAAAAAACAATTTAGGCTCTCAATTTACTGAGTCAGAATTTAATACGATGATGGGTGTTGAAAAACCAATGGGTATTATGGATTTAAACGAAGTAGAACTAAATAAGCTGCGAAGAATAAAAGAACAAATGGGTGGACAAGTTACTGAAAAAGAAGCTATGGCTATGATTCGACCAACAGATGCATATGGTGAACCAATACCTGAATTAGATGTTGCTGATTTAAGAAGGCAATTTTCAAGTATATTAAGCTCTATTACACCACAAGAGCAAGAAAACGTACTCAAGCATTGGCAAATGTCAGATGATAATGGCAAAGTTGAATTTATGAAATGGATCGTAGACAAACCTGAGAGAGCAACTGGTTATGGCATACAAGATGAAGTCTTATTACCTAAAGAAGCAAACTTAGGACTTGGAGGAAGTCAGACACAAACAGCAGGTACAAATAACACATATTATGATGACGTATTAGGCATATATTTACCAATGGGTTATCAACGAATGGGTGGCACAGGTGATGAAAGATTTCGTCAAGGTTCAGCAGGATGGGGATTTGACTCTTATCCTCATTCAGCACCTAGGAACTATTATGGAGCGAAAATGAGAGATGCTGATGAAAGATATAGACCATTGGTACTAGGTTAAGGAGGATAATATGGCATTAAATACATTCACAGCACTAAAATCAAGTATTGCTGACTTCCTAAACAGAGACGATCTAACCTCCGTTATCCCTGACTTTATAACATTAGCAGAAGCTCAGATTAATAGAGATATACGTCATTGGAAGATGGAAGCTCGTTCAAGTGGACAACAATCAGCAGGTGACGAGTATATGCAGATACCAGCAGATTGGTTAGAAACAATTAGATTTCATCTCACAGGAACAGGAACAAGTGTAGTTAACTTAGTTTCAAGAGATGCAATGGCTGATAAACGATCAGCACAAGAAGATGAGTCGGGAACACCGACCATGTACACACACGCAGATGGACAGTTTCAGTTATATCCAACACCATCTACTGACACAGACTTTGAGTTACTTTATTATCAGAAGATACCTTCTCTTATTAGTAACGCAGACAACTGGCTTTTACTAGAAGCGCCTGATGTATACCTCTATGGAGCGTTATTACATTCAGCACCGTACCTAGCAGAAGATCAAAGGGTAGCAATATGGGCGCAGATGTATAGTGCTGCAGTTGCTAGATTAAATGAATCCTCTGATACTGCTCGTTATAGTGGATCAGGGTTAACAATGAAAGTGAGGGGATTAGTATGAGTTTTACAAACTTTTTAGAAACAGAGATATTAGACCATGTATTTGCAGGGGCGGCTTACACAGCACCAGGTACCAAATACTTAGCGTTGTTTACAGCTATTGCAGATGGTGAAGCAGGTTCGGTAACTGAGTTATCAGGCAATGCTTATGCTCGTCAGACAGTAGCGTTTACAACTTCAGGTAACACAACTTCAAACAATGCAGCAGTAGAATTTCCTACAGCTACAGGAAACTGGGGTACAGTTACTCATGTTGGTGTATATGATGCTTCAACATCAGG